TATACATTCTCAACTAGATTCATTGAAGACCCTATTATTTATGGACCTTATTTCCAAGGATCTTTACCTACACAAGGTGGTGGAGTCACATTAGCTCAATCCAAACAACAAAACCCAAAATCATGGGAAGCTCTTGAATACTATGTTGGTAAATCAAGTATTCCTGAATTAGTATATAAAGATAGTGGATCTTATATTACAGACTTCTTTGTTGATTTAAATGTTCTTTTTAATGAACAGAATGTTAAGGATTTTGCACCATTAATTAAAATATATGCAACCCAAAAGTTGGCTAATCCTAAATTAAATTATACGAGTTTTTATAGTTTAATGGACAACTATATTATTGAATCCGATAACTACATTAGTAACATTATAAATGTTATGTTACCGGCAGTAAGAAAACAATTACCTAATGTGTTCGTTGAAGAAGATAATTCACAAAATAGAGCCGACTTAGAAGCTGGTTTTACCGAGCAAACAAGAACTGAACTATGGGAAACATTTAAGGCACTTAACGATAGTTGGATTGCAGGTTTTGATTTTGAAAGTAAAACATTATTTGAAGATGTATTATTGGTAGATAGGGCTAGCCGAAACGTTGGTGATAAAGTATTGGTTGATATTTTTGAGATTATGGATCTTATCGATGGGGCTAATTATAAAAACACCCTATTAGATATGGTAACAACCATATTAGTGCAAAACAACTTCCAACACTTTATGTTACCAGCATATGTTAATTTTTATAATGTACAGGATGCTCAGAAAAACCCAACACCAAGACCTGACGGTAGTTTAGAGTTTGGTAATATGCTTTTTGGAACATTCCTAAATGTGGATTACAGAAATAGTTCACCTAAATTCCTTTGTTATTATGCGAACAAACCAAGTGAACACTTGGATATGAAAGATAATATTGATTACAGATATCGTGATGATGCGTTTGACTTAAGAAGGGCTAGTGATAATCCTTTAATTGAAAATCAAATTGATAAACAAGATTGGGCAAAATCAAACAAAGTAGTTGGTTTTAATGTTGACATGACAAGACAAAACCAACAAATCTTTAAATCATTTAGTGTTGCTCAGGATCCTGGTAAACCAACATCTGAATCACTTGAGATGTTAAATCAAATGGCAAACTTAGGTCAAAACAGAAGATCAACAACACAATCAGTTTCATTATATAACCTATATAAAAATAGAAGTTATAGTTGTAGTGTGGATATGATGGGTAATGCTTTAATACAACCCATGATGTACTTTAACATCAGAAACATTCCTATGTTCTCAGGTCCTTACATGATTACAAAAGTTTCCCATAGTGTTAATGAGGGTGGTTTTGAAACACATTTTGAAGGTACAAGACAACCATTCTACAGTTTACCAAGAATTGATAATTTTATTCAAACACTTAATGTGAAAATATTATCAACAATCGATAGTAAGATACAAGAAAGAGAAAAGAAATTAAGAGAAAGTTCTACAAATATTATTGCTCAGAAAGATAATGTTTTAGCTAACTTACAGGCACAAGAAACTCTTACAAAATCACAAGATTGTCAAACTAATTTGAATCCAAGATATTCACAATATACCGCAATTGATGTCCCTACTGCGACATCTAAAACAACTAAAGAGTTGTTTGATACAATTGTTAAAGTGTTAACAAATCTTAATGTTGGACCTACAACCGGAACGACATTCCAAACTTACACGGCGTTACTGTTTGAATTTATTTATGTTGATACAGGAAATAGTTCTAAAATTACAGGTTATGAAAACAATTATTCTACTATCAATCTTAAAGAGGTTTATGGACCATCTTTTACTAATTATGTAAATAATAAATTTTATTGTGTAAAAAGAGGTACTGATAATAATTTACCAGTTGCTAGTTTCAGATCGTTTGAAAGTTTTATTGAATTTGCGTTTTTCAGAATAAAAGATATACTCAGTAATTTAGAATCAGATCTTAAATCAGGGTTAACGGTATTACAGTCAATTACAAAACAATACATACTTAATTACCCGGTAGGACAACCTCCTAATGTTTACGACACTATGATTGAACAAGATAAGAAAATTATTGAACAAGAATTTACAAAGGCGATACAAGTTTTTGACACCGTCCAAACTTTTAAAATTAATTGATATTTATAATAAAAGACAACTATGAATACAAAATTGTTATTGGATAACTACTTGGGTAAAAATACAAGAGTTTCTGAAAAAGATATGGGAGATGGTACTAAACAAGTTTGTGATTTAGACACAGGTGATTGTTATACTGTACGAATGAAAGACGGCTTGATTGAAAGAGTCGATAATACTATGAGAACCTTTAAGAAAGTTCAAGTTGAGACCAATAAAGGTATAAAAACATTACTAAACGGATAAGATGAGTATAGACGAAAGAATATTAAAAGAGATTAAACGATATAATTCGATTAATAATTACATTTCGGAACAAGAAGTTCCTGAACCTCCAGTAGACCCACTTGCGGCAGCAGCACCTGCTGATCCTGCGGCTGGCGAAATTCCCCCACCTCCGGGTGATGTACCTGTTGATCCAGCAGCTCCAGCACCACCAGCGGCACCGGCAGTAGGTGCGGAACCAACACCTGTTGATGTTGCTACAGACCCTGATGTTGAAGAAGTTGGTGCGGAAGGTGAAGGTGAAGTTGAGGAATTAGATATTACTGATTTAGTTGATTCACAAAAAACTATGGCGGACAAACAAGAAGAATATTTTGAAAACTTGTTTAACCAAATTAAAACTATGGAAGATAAATTATCTGAAATGGACACGCTGGTTTCAAAAATAGATACTTTAGATGCTAAAGTTGAAAAATACAGACCTAAAACCGCACAAGAGAAATTAGAATTACGTTCATTAGATTCAGGACCATTCAAACAAAATTTGGCAGACTTCTTTAAAGATAAAGAGGGAGAAATGGAAATGACTGGTAAGAATGAATACGTTCTAACAAAAGACGACGTGGAAAATTTTAGCCCATCTGAAATTGAAAAAACATTCAATGAACCGATGGAAGACGAAGACGATATTTTATTAAACAGATATAATTCATAAGGTTAAAGGTCGATTATTTCGACCTTAACTTTTTTTGGCGACACTATTTGACTATAACTTTTTATACAACTATAATTTTAACATAAACCTTTAATTTTTATTTACACATGGCGACAAATGTTTTAGACGCAGTACTTTCACAGTACGAAAAATCAACACAGAGTTCTACGAACTCATCATCTAAAATGTCTTCTGAAGATCGAATGAAGAAATACTTCGCGGCTCTTTTGAAAGACAACGAAAAACAAGGTCAGAGACGAGTACGTATTCTACCAACAACAGACGGATCTTCACCGTTCAAAGAAGTATGGTTCCACGAAATCCTTGTGGACGGTAAATGGCAGAAATTTTACGATCCAGGAAAGAATGACAACGAGCGTTCACCTTTGAATGAAGTTTATGAAGAACTTATGTCAACAGGTAAAGAAACTGACAAACAATTAGCAACACAATACAGAGCACGTAAGTTTTATATTGTGAAAGTAATTGATCGTGATAACGAACAAGACGGAGTTAAATTTTGGCGATTTAAACACAACTACAAACAAGAAGGAATACTTGATAAAATCATTCCAATTTGGAAAGCAAAAGGTGATGTAACCGATCCTGATAATGGTCGTGATTTGATCCTTGAACTTACAAAGGCTAAGACTCCAAAAGGAGCAACTTACACAGTAATTCAAACGGTTATGTATGATGACCCATCACCAATCTCTAACGAAGAAACTCAAATGTCTGAGTGGGTTGCTGATGAATTAACTTGGGAAGATGTATACTCTAAAAAACCTGTTGAGTATCTTGAGGCAATCTCTCGTGGTGAAACTCCACGTTGGGATTCAGAAAAAGGTGGATATGTTTACTCAAACACTGAAACTTCTGAATTTTCTATGGGTGGAACACCAAAAGTTGAAGTAAAATCAATCAACGAGGTTGCTGATCCACAAGCAAACGATGAGGCTGATGAAGAATTACCATTCTAATTTTAAATAGGAAAAATATAACGGGAGCAGTTTATTGTTCCCGTTTTTTTGTTTATATTTTAGTACAAACACTAACTGAATATTCATATGGCTTTAAAGAAAAATGACTTTAGTTCGATCAAGAAAAAATTCTCATCGGACGCAAAATACAAACCACAAAGATTCTTTGATTTAGGATCTGACTTCTTAGATGCGGTTGGTCTACCTGGACCTGCAATCGGTCACCTTAATATGTATTTAGGTCACTCTGATACTGGTAAAACTACCGCACTTGTTAAAACCGCTGTTGATGCACAAAAGAAAGGTATTCTTCCTGTGTTTATTATTACGGAACAAAAATGGTCTTTTGATCACGCAAAACTTATGGGTTTTGAATGTGATGAAGTTGTTGATGAAGAAACTGGTGAATTAGATTGGGATGGATTTTTCCTCTTTAATAATAACTTCAGTTATATTGAACAAATTACCGATTACATTAACGATCTATTAGATGCACAAGTGAAAGGTGAATTGGATTATTCACTTTGTATTATGTGGGATTCAGTCGGATCGGTTCCTTGTAAAATGACGTATGAAGGTAAAGGTGGTAAACAACACAATGCAAGTGTTTTAGCAGATAAAATTGGTATGGGTATTAACCAACGTATTTCAGGATCTCGTAAATCGGATTCTAAATATGAAAATACCTTAATCATTGTCAACCAACCTTGGGTAGAATTACCTGACAATCCATTTGGTCAACCTAAGATTAAAGCGAAAGGTGGAGAAGCGATTTGGTTAAACTCTTCTTTGGTATTCTTGTTTGGTAATCAAAAAGGAGCGGGAACAACAAAGATCACGGCAACAAAAGATAAGAGAACTGTGAAGTTTGCGTCAAGAACAAAAGTGTCGGTTATGAAAAACCACATCAATGGTCTTGGATTTGAGGACGGTAGAATTATTGTAACCCCACACGGATTCTTACCGGGTAAAGACACTACAGAGGAAAAGGCATCAATAGAAAAGTATAAGAAAGAATACGCCGACTATTGGAAAGACGTAATCGGAGTTGATGGTGACTTTGATTTGAAAACAGAAAAAGAAGAGGTAGAGTAGAAATCATTTAAGTTTTAGGAAGTGTCCAAAACATTATTAGTAGACGGAAATAATTTATTGAAAATTGGATTTCATGGTGTTAGAGAATTCTATCACAATGGGAAACACGTTGGTGGTGTTTGGCATTTTCTAAATACTCTTCGTAAATTCTTAGAAGAACACAACTACAATAAAGTTGTTGTTTTTTGGGATTCTAAAACCTCATCCCTACAAAGAAGGATGATTTACCCCAAGTACAAATTAAATCGTAAATCTTCAGATTCAGAATCGAAAGAAGAATCTTTTGCAGAACAAAAACAAAGGGTTAAACAATACCTCGAGGAGATGTTTGTAAGACAATTAGAAACGGAAAACGCTGAAGCTGATGACTTGATTGCTCAATATTGTAAAATCTCCTTAGACGAAGAAAAAACGATATTTTCCAGTGATCGAGATTTAACTCAATTAATTGGGGAGAAAGTATCGATTTATTCACCATCCACAAAACAATATTATAAGGTTGGAGATACAATAAAGATCAACGATGTTGAGATTCCACACTATAATATTAAGACCGTAAAGATTCTCACTGGTGATAGTTCGGATAATATCGATGGTATTTTCTATCTCGGTGAGAAAACTTTGGTTAAATTATTTCCTGAGCTACTTGAAGAATTAGTACAAATACCATATATTTTGGATAAGAGTACTAAATTACTTAAAGACGAGAAGGGGAATGTAGCACTTCAAAATCTATTAAGTGGAAAAACTAAAGAAGGTATTTTTGGTGATGAATTTTATGTGATCAATCAAAAGATCGTAGATTTAGATGAACCACTATTAAGTGATGAAGACAAAGAATTGGTAGGACTATATTACACTGAGTCGTTGGATCCCGACGGAAGAGGATATAGAAATCTAATTAGAATGATGATGGAAGATGGATTCTTCAAATACCTACCAAAGGGTGACGACGCTTGGGTAAGTTTTTTGAAACCATTTCTTAAGTTAACAAGAAAAGAAAAAAGTAAGTTTAGAAACAAAAAGTAGAAAACAAAACAAACTATGAAAGATCAAGAAATAACAAAAGTTGAATTTTTGTTAATGTGTAATGACAACATCGTAGTCCAAAGGTTCTTTAATGTTCGTGGGTTTAATAGAAACGCTCACAAATCTGAAGAATTTTATGACTACATCTCAAGTCTTTACGGAGAGTTACAATACGATTTAAAAATGAGATCGGTAACTTATATGTTGGACAACCAATATGAAATATCAGAGAATCCAGACGTTTTAAATACGTCAATTACAGACGGACCTGAAAATTTTAACCTAATTATTAAGCTCGGAGATATGACAATTTGTCAGAGAGTATTCGACGCTAAAGTGTACCCTCCAAAGGTTAGATACACCGTAGACCTACGCCCGAAACTAAAAACCATACTTGGCACCCTGACTGACATTTTTTCAGGTGAAAAATTTAATTTCGCATACCCTGAATTTATCAAAAACTAATACTATTTATTTTTACTAAAGGAGAAAAAACTATATGGCGACAGGTAAAAATTTTGAGTATTTAGGTAATACTTTTCAATTACAATTATTAAATCAAATCATCGTAGACAAAGACTTTTCACATTCAATTATTGATGTGATTGAGAACAATTATTTTGAAAACAAATACTTTAAAATAATCATTCAGATGATTAGAGAGTATTACGTAAAATACGACCACACCCCGTCGTTTGAAACTCTTGAACAAATTACAAAATCAGAACTCCAACAGGAGATCGCATCTAAGATTGTTATGGATACAATTAAGAAAATTAAGGATGCACCTATTGATGGCGTAGGTTTTGTACAAGAAAAAGCTTTAAAATTCTGTAAACAACAAGAACTACAAAAAGTAATGGGTAAGGCTCAAAAGATCATCGATGGTGGTGAGTTTGAGAACTACGACACACTTGAAGAAATGGTTAAAACCGCTCTTCAGGTTGGAGCAAAAGACACTTCTATGTTAGACGTATTCTCCAACCTTGAACAAGTTCTTGAAGATGATTACAGACATCCAGTTCCAATGGGAATACCAGGTATTGATAGATTATTGAAGGGTGGTTTGGCAAAAGGAGAAATTGGAGTTATCTTAGCACCAACAGGTGTTGGTAAGTCAACTATCTTAACCAAGATGGCAAACCACGCATTTAATCTTGGATTTAACGTACTACAGATATTTTTTGAAGACAACCCAAAGGTTATCCAAAGAAAACACTTCACTTTATGGACTAAGATTCATCCTGACGATTTGTCAGAAAAAAGAGATGAGGTAATGTCTAAAGTTAGAGAAATTGAGGAGTCAATGCCAAATAAGTTGATTATGAAAAAGTTACCATCGGATACTATGACGATGTTACAAATCAAAAATCAAATTAGAAAAATGGTTTCTGATGGGATTAAAGTTGATATGATCATTTTAGATTACATCGATTGTGTGGTACCTGATAAGAACTTAGGTGATGAATGGAAGAGTGAAGGGTCTGTAATGAGAGCATTTGAAGCAATGTGTCACGAGATGAATATTGTAGGATGGACCGCGACACAAGGTAACAGATCATCAATTTCATCAGAAGTGGTAACAACAGATCAAATGGGTGGATCAATTAAAAAAGCTCAGGTGGGGCACGTAATTATATCGGTGGCTAAGACATTACAACAAAAAGAAATGAAGTTAGCAACCATTGCAATTACTAAATCAAGAATCGGTGATGATGGGGTCGTATTTGAAAATTGTAAATTCGATAACGCGATGATTGAAATTGATACTGAAAGTACAACAACGTTCTTAGGTCTTGAAGAACAGAAAGAAGAAAGACAAAGACAACGAGTTAAAGAACTCTTAGATAAGAGAAAACAACGAGAAACACAGTCAAATTAACAAATAAGTAAATTATAATAAATGGAAAAAATACTAGTAGAAAATCCTGGTCGATTCGTCATCTTCCCTATTGAACACAACGATATATGGGAATATTACAAACAACACCAAGCTGCTTTTTGGACAGCTGAAGAGGTGGATTTAACAAACGACATCAGAGATTGGGAAACATTAACTGATAATGAGAAATACTTCATCAAAAATGTATTATCATTTTTTGCGGCATCAGACGGGATTGTGAATGAAAACTTGGCAGAAAACTTCTACCGAGAAGTACAATACCCTGAGGCGAAATTCTTTTATGGAATCCAATTGGCGATGGAAAACATCCACTCACTTATGTACTCACTTTTGATTGACACATACATTAACAACCCGAAAGAGAAAGATGAATGTTTCAACGCAATCGATAGATTACCAGCAGTTCAGAAAAAAGCTAAATGGGCATTGGATTGGATTGAAAACGCATCGTTCGCAGAAAGATTAGTTGCGTTCGCAGCGGTCGAAGGTATCTTTTTTTCAGGATCGTTCTGTTCCATATTTTGGATGAAATCAAGAGGAATAATGCAAGGTTTGTGTAATGCTAACTCACTTATCTTTAAAGATGAGAACTTACACTGTGATTTTGCAATTCACTTATTGAATAACCACTTGGAAAATAAACCTTCAGAGAAAAGAATCAAAGAGATTGTATTATCTGCTCTTGAGATTGAAAAGGAATTTATCACAGAATCACTTCCAGTTTCACTAATAGGAATGAACTCAAACCTTATGAAACAATACCTTGAATTTGTGGTTGACGGATTACTCGTTAAGATGGGTTGTGGTAAACAATTCAATGTTGAACAACCGTTCAAATTCATGGAGCAAATTGCTGTTGAAACAAAAGGTAATTTCTTTGAGTCCAGAACTATGGAATATCAGAAGGCGAAATTGAACGAAACAATAACATTTACAGACGACTTTTAAATTTAGATTATGTCATTAAAAATTATTAAACGAGGTGGTGAGATTGTATCATTTAACCCACAAAAAATTTACAACAGAGTTAAAAGATCTGCAAAAGGTTTAAACGTAAATTCGGATGAGATCTTCATTAAGGTTATTACTTCAGTACCAACTGAGGGTGAAATAACAACTAAGGAACTTGATAAGTTAGTTAACGAGATTGCGGCGTCTTATACCGGTAGTCACCATGATTACTCAAGATTGGCCGCTTCAGTTGCAATATCTTCTTACCATAAGGAAACAAATGATAGTTTCTCACAAACAATGATGGAACTTTATAAGGATGGTATTATCAACGAAAAACTTATTGAAACAATTAAAGAGTATGGTGAGGATACAATCGATGCTGTGATCAATCACGAAAACGATTATAACTTTGACTATTTTGCTTGGAGATCTTTACAAGAAATGTATTTGTTGAAGAAACCAACTGGTAAAGTAATCGAAAGACCACAACATATGTATATGAGAGTCGCATTGTGGGTAACAACAAACATTACTGATGCTTTTGAATACTATAAATCGTTATCAGATCAGTTAATTTCAAAGGCAACACCTATCATGATTAACGCGGGAACAAAAGTTCCACAGTTAGCGTCTTGTGTATTACACTATAACGATGCTGACTCAAGAAAAGGTTTATTGGATACCTTAACAGATATATCTACATTTTCTTCAGACGCTGCGGGTATCGGACTTTCTATGTCTAACATCCGTAGTAAAGAAAGTAGAATCTCAAGTTCAGGTGGTTATGCCGGTGGACTATTAAAATACCTTAAGATTGTGAATGAGTCACTTAGATTCTTTAATCAACAAGGTCGTAGACCTGGTTCAGCCGCAATCTATCTTGAACCATGGCACAAAGACATCTTTGATCTTTTGGATATTAAAAAGAATACAGGTGCTGAAGAACTAAGAGCTCGTGATTTATTTACATCATTATGGCTTCCCGATAATTTCATGAGAGCAGTTAAAAATAACGGTGATTGGTATTTGTTCTGTCCTAATGATATTAAAAAGTCGGGTCTTAAACCATTACAAGAGTGTTATGGTGATGAATATGAGTCTGTATATAATAAGGCAGTTGAATTAGGTCTTGGTAAAAAAGTTAAAGCTCAGGATATTTGGACCAAAGTTATTGAATCGCAAGTTGAAACTGGTGTTCCATACTTATGTTCTAAGGATAATGCCAATAAAAAGACTAATCATCAAAATATTGGGGTTATTAAACAATCTAACCTTTGTAATGAAATCTACCAATACACAGATGAGGAAACAACAGCAATCTGTACGTTATCATCTATGGTTTTGAAAAACTTTATCAAATCAGGAAAATTTGATTTTGAACTTTTACACAATGAAGTTAGAAAGGTTGTTAGATCTTTAAACAAAGTTGTGGACATCAACAACTACTCAACAGAAAAAGGTAGAAAAGGTGGGTTAGAACAAAGAGCAATTGCAATTGGAACTCAAGGTTTAGCGGACGTATTCTATTTAATGGATTACATCTTCACATCAGAAGAAGCGAAACAATTAAATAGAGACATTTTTGAAACAATCTATTACGCGGCAATCTACGAAAGTAACCAATTGTGTAAAGATGGAAAATACGAACCCTACAAATTCTTCAAAGGGTCACCAATGTCACAAGGGACATTCCAGTTCGATATGTGGAATGTGGATGAGTCAAACTTATCAGGAATGTGGGATTGGAGTAAATTAAAGAAAAGTGTTATGGAGTATGGTGTATGTAATTCACTATTCACGGCACAAATGCCAGTGGCGTCTTCAGCTAAAATCACAGGTTCTTATGAAATGACTGAACCAGCTCACTCGGCAATCTTTAACAGACGAGTAGTTGGTGGTGAGATCATGATTGTAAACAAATACTTAATTGCTGACTTTGAAAAGATAGGTATATGGTCTGAGGATTTGAAAAATGAAATCATTATGAATGAAGGATCAATTCAAAATATTAACTTTAATAATTACTTAGACCCTGAGGATAAGATTTACAATAAGAAAGTGAAACGAATTGAACACTTAATACCTAAGTATAAAACAATTTGGGAGATTTCACAAAAACAACTTATCGATATGGCTGCAGATAGAGCACCATTTATAGATCAATCACAATCTATGAATATCTACATGTCTAACCCAACATTATCAAAGATTACATCATCACATTTTCACTCTTGGGAAAGTGGTTTGAAAACACTTTGTTATTATGTTAGAACTAAGGCAATATCAACAGGGGCAAAACATTTAGCAATGGATATCTCTAAAAAAAATAAACCAAGAGTAACACCTGAACCACCAAAGGTTGATTATACAAATATGAATTTACCACCAAAACCTGAGAATTCTGATTTTGAATGTTTTGGATGTTCATCTTAAAAAAAAAGAAATCACGATTTATTCGTGATTTTTTTTTTGTTGTTGATATTTATAAATAAAAATTATCATGAAAAAAGTAATTAAACTAACTGAAAGAGATCTTACTAATATTGTCGCTAAAGTGATAAGAGAAGAACAAAAAAGTAAAAAGAGCCTTAATGAAGGTGTATTATTAACTTTAGGTGGACTTGCACTTGGTGGGGCTGTAATTAAAAAAGCATACGATTATATAAAAAACAGACAACTTAAAAATAATATGTCTGAGACAGGTAACGTTAAAAAATCGAAAGATGGTAAATTTACCATGAAAGAATATGAAGACAATGAGTCTGGTGAAACGTTTTGGGGTGTTGATGTAACTGACCACACTAGAGGTGAAGGATATGAGGAGAGACGAGTTTTATTATTTAAAAACGATCCTGAAAGAATTGAAAAAATCTTAAATTCCGAAGTTAAACATGATTATTCTGATGAGGCGTATATGACAGATGGATACGAAGACATGTTCGGACAATTCAAATCCGACAAACGAATTGATTTAGATATCGAAGATTAATCCAAAACCCTCCCCAAAAAGGAGGGTTTTTTATTTCCATAAATTTTTTACTTAAAAAAAACTGAACTTATATTTATATGTGATATGGCAAATGGTATTACATATGGTATTTCTTTCCCCTTCGTTGACTCATTCACAGGTAGATACTTGGATGTTACAAATTCAACAGAAGGTGAAGTAAGATCAAGTTTGGTTCACTTAATTCTGACAAGAAAAGGGTCAAGATATTTCTTACCTGATTTCGGAACTCGTTTATATGAGTTTATTTTTGAACCTCTTGATGGTCCTACATTTTCAGATATAGAATCTGAAATACGAGATACTATTGGTAACTACATGCCGAACTTACAAGTAACCAATATAACAGTAGAACCAGCATCTGCGGGTTTAGAAGATAAGGGTGAAACAATTAATCAATACGGTGAAAGAGAATTTAGGGTTACTAATATTGCTCAATTAGAACACACAGCAAGAATCAAAATAGATTATAGAATAACAGATTCCGCTTTTGAATCTAGTGATTTTATCATTATCAATATTTAATAGTATATGGCAGAAAAGAAAATATCTTACACGGTCCGAGATTTTCAAGGAGTAAGAACGGAGTTAATTAACTTTACAAGAACCTATTACCCTGATTTAGTTCAAAACTTTAATGATGCGGGTATTTTCTCTGTTATGTTAGATTTAAATGCTGCAGTAACAGATAACTTAAACTTTCAGATTGATAGGAGTATACAAGAAACTGTACTACAGTTTGCACAACAAAAGAATTCAGTATATAATATTGCAAGAACTTACGGATTAAAAATACCAGGTCAAAGACCATCAGTTGCTTTGGTTGATTTCTCAATCACGGTTCCGGCTTTTGGTGATAGAGAAGACTTAAGATATTGTGGTGTTTTAAGAAGAGGATCTCAGGTTAATGGAGCTGGACAACCATTTGAAACGGTATATGATATTGATTTTGCGTCACCAATAAATGCTGAAGGATCACCAAATAGAGTAAAGATACCTAACTTTGATTCAAGTGGTAAACTAATTAACTACACAATTGTTAAAAGAGAAGTTGTTGTTAATGGTATTACTAAAGTGTATAAGAGAGTTATTACTGCTAACGATGCTAGACCTTATTTAGAATTATTCTTACCTGAGAAAAATGTTTTGGGTATAACAAGTGTTTTATTAAAACAAGGAACACAATACTCAACAATACCTCAACCACAAGAGTTTATTACAGTAGGACCTGATAGATGGTTCGAAGTTGATGCTTTAGTACAAGACAGAGTCTTTATTGAGGACCCAACTAAAGTTTCAGATCAACCTGGTATTAAGGTTGGTAGATATATAACAACATCTAACAAATTCATATCCGAATATACACCTGAAGGTTTCTGTAAAATGACTTTTGGTGGTGGAAATATATCAGCAGAAGAACAATTAAGAGAATTCGCTCGTGATGGTAAAGGTTTTGATTTAAGTAGATATACAAACAATTATGCGATGGGTGCGGCTTTGACACCTAATACAACACTATTTGTTCAGTATAGAATTGGTGGTGGGTTATCAAGTAATTTAGGTATTAACACTATCAATCAGATCGGTACCGTGTCATTTGCGGTAAACGGTCCTTCAGATTCAGTTAATAGAAGTGTTATTAATAGTTTGCAGTGTAATAACGTAACCGCAGCAATTGGGGGTGCGAACATACCAACAACTGAAGATGTTAGAAACATGGTCGCATTTAACTTTGCAGCACAAAACAGAGCTGTTACGGTAAATGACTACAACTCAATCATAAGAACAATGCCTTCTCAGTTTGGTGCACCTGCTAAAGTTGCAATCACAGAAGAAAATAATAAGATAAAAATTAAAATGTTATCTTACGACACAAGTGGTAGTTTGACAAATGTTATATCAAACACACTTAAACAAAATGTTGCCAATTACCTATCCAACTTTAGGATGATAAATGACTATATCTCAATTGAGGCTGCGGAAACAATTGACCTATCGGTAACTGTTGACGTTGTATTAGATAATAGTCAGAATCAAGGTGCGGTGATTGCCAAAGTGATTCAGCAGGTGAGTGAATTCTTTAACCCGTTGGTTCGAGAATTAGGTCAGAACGTTAATATATCTGAATTAAGGAGAATACTACAATCGGAAAATGGTATTGTAAGTGTATCTGATGTTCTATTCTTTAACCAAGTTGGAGGTCAGTATTCATCAGCACAAACATCGATGCCGTATTCAGATCCATTAACAAGACAGATCCAACCAACGGCTGATACTATATTCGCAACACCAACCCAAACTTACCAAATTAGATACCCAAACAAGGATATTAATGTAAGGGTATTGAACTTAAAATCGGTAAACTTCTCTTAGTAATTTATTTTTCTCAAAATAAGATTATTTTTTCTAAAATAGGAAATAAACTATTTATGAAAAAACGAAATCTTTAATGCCCAAATCATATAGAATAAGAACCGAAGTTGGTGTTGACAAATACATTAACGTCAATTTAGAACAAGATTGGGAATCTTTGGAAGTATTATCCTTAAAGATTCTTGCTAATGATTTATACACAAGGATGTGTGCTGATTACGGTGTTGTAGTTGGTCGTGTTTTTGTTAATAACGGGTTTGGTTTACCAAACGCAAAAGTTTCCGTGTTTATCCCTTTGGATGATGCGGATGAAGTTGATCCCGTTATATCAGAGTTATACCCTTACAGAACGATTACGGATACTAATGAAGAAGGTTACAGGTATAACTTACTTCCTAAATTACCATCATATCGAGGACACCAATCTACAGGTACATTCCCAAATGTGGGTGATGTATTAATGGATGAGTCATATATTGAGGTTTATGACAAATACTACAGATTTACCGTAACAACAAATGAAAGTGGTGACTTTATGATCTTTGGTGTACCAACTGGTACCCAAACTATTGTAATGGATGTCGACCTTTCAGATATAGGTTGTTTCTCATTAGCGCCACAAGACTTAATCCAACAAGGACTTGCAACTGAAACTCAAGTTAACGGATCCACATTTAAAACCTCAACTAACTTAAGAGAATTACCACAAATTAAAAACTTGGTATTTGATGTGGATGTTGCACCATTTTGGGGTGACCAAGATTTATGTCAAGTTGGAATTACAAGAGTAGATTTCGATTTAACAAAACAAGCAAACATTAATATTCAACCTACGTCAATCTTTATGGGATCAATTATCTCAACAACAAATGACGATGCGTTAAAGGTGGGTTGTAAACCTAAAAATAATACAGGTAACTTATGTGAATTAGTTTCAGGACCTGGCGAAATACAGGCGATTAGACATACGATCAATTCTGATGAAAATGGTTTACCGATATTAGAAGTTTATCAAGTAGAACAAGAAGGGAAAGTTATTGATCCTGACGGTACATATGTACTCAACGTTCCGATGAACCTGGATTACGTATTCACTAATGAATTCGGAGAACAAGTATTGTCAGACGACCCAAGTAAAGGGATACCAACGAAGGGTAAATATAGATTTAAGTTCAAGTGGCAAAACGAAGAAGGACTACAAAATAGCTTCCAAAGGGCAAATTTCTTGGTACCTAATATTAAAGAATATGGATGGTCAAATTCTGCGAATGATCCATTTGATCAAGCAACACAATCATATACCTATCAAATATCTGCGGGTGCGATATCAGGTGTGACTCAAATACAATCATTTGGTTTTGATGCTGGTATTTCATTAGATAATGCAATAAACAGCTCGTCATATGAGGTATATTTAAATGGGGTTGAATATACAGGATCACTTAATTCAATACCGTTTAACATTGGTGATACAATACAAATTGTTGGTACGCCAATTAATCCTAACGTAACTCAAGACTTTTCGTTTACGGTTTATCCTGAAACATTATTTAATTTATTAAAATCTTACGCATTTAGTTTAGATTGGGATGATTATGTCAATCCCCAAGAAGCGATTGATTGTGAGGATACATTCTACGAATTCAAGTACAATAAGGTATATACGACTGCCATGTTCTTAGATAGATACAAGAACGGTATTGGTAGAGCAAAACATTTAGGTATAAAAGAAATTGATAACAGATCGTGTAAGTCTACCGTAAATACATTCCCTGTGAATGATATTATACGAAACTTTGATCCGATATTCTTCGTATTCAATATACTAATTAATATTCTAACATTTCCAATATTAGTTTTATTATTTGTTGCTCACTTTATTTCGTTTATTTGGCCAATACTAAAATATGTGTTGATAGTGTTGAGTATTTACTTAACTTATGACGCCGCGGTTGCATTATTTAATGCAATTCAAAGTGGTATACAATTAATAAGTGCGGGAGCAGGGGTTTTCCAAGTGGGTCTTGGTGTTACTGTTAACGTTGGTTTTATTTTGGAGGGTATACGTTTAATTTTCGCAGGTATATTCCTAATTGCCGCGGCAACATTTAAACTTATACTAGCCGCAGCATTTTTAGCTTTTGCGGTTGTGGCGGCAATTAAAGTTAAAGGGTTCCCAAGAATTGCATTACCTATGATTGCATATCCTGATTGTACAAGTTGTGATTGTGATTGTGGAAATGCGGAACAAGATGATAATTTTGACATTAATAGTGTTAATGATGAACTTGAGGCTGCGGCTCAAACAGGTGGAAGTAGTTTTTATGATACAACATTAGTACCATCTCTTAGTATTATCGCACCTGTAAACTCAGCAGGATCTTACGAAATAGAGCATCCTAATTTAGTCGGACCCAATGATGACCCAACTCAAGATGAATACCAGTGTGGTGGAATAGGGCCATATAAAAACTTAGCTAATTTAATAGGTGATGAAGATATTAGTCAAAATTTAGCGGTTCAAGCGTCTTTAGATTTGGCTAGAGTCATTTCAGGATACGATGTACTATCATCAACTAATCCTAACCGTCTATATGTTAATGAACAATATCTACTACACGCACCACAACCTTTTTTATGGTCTGCGGATAAACAATTATTCCCAACCTATGACCTTGTTGCAGACGCTAGATATTTTGCATACCCACTATCTAAAACTTTCCCACAACAGCTAAACGACTTCAATACAAGAGATAAATATTTTAATTTTGGAGGGGCTGTTAATCAAATTAAAACTACTGTTAACCCAAGTCTAGGGTCCGAATTTTTCTTGGATCAAGTTGTGGTAATTTTGATGAGTGCCGGTGCGACAAGTCAAATAGGTGTAGGTAATGTTTGCTCATTCCAAAATCCTAACTATTTGGATACTCAGTCATCCAATCGTCTGTTAAACTTAACAGGTGCGACACTTAACCAATTCGGTACAAATTCAATTACAGGTACAACGTTAATTGGTAATTCAGTTCCAAGTCAAATAAGTTATGCGAACCCAACGAATCCGACTCAAAATCTTCCGGCAAACATTGTCCTTAGTTTACCTGAGGTTAGCCAACTACCAGTACAAGGTAATCCTAACGTAGAACAGAGTTATTTACAATATGCGACAGACGTGGAATACTTCCAACTCATAACAGGATTAACTGTAAATGACTTTATAGGTATTGATCAATTAAATACTGGTTTATTCCCTAACAATTATTTGAGACATAGTGTGTCCATTGCAACTCCAGACTGTCCTGTAGGGTCTAATAATTTTAGTTCGTGGACAATTAATAATGTTATAACCTTAATGGGTGGATGGGAAGGTTATGAAGTTTGTATCTTCGTAAGAGGTGTCGACCCATTCACACCAAAACAAACTATAAAATATGATTTATCTAAGGTATTTGGTTTCACATCGTTAAATGGTTCGGTACAGATAGAAGGTTCTTATTATTTGAATAGACCAATACAAGGATATTCATCGTTTGCTTCAGGAAATAAACCTGTTAGTCACGTCAGTTCGACTAACAACACGTCAAACTTATATTTCCCTTCATTTGCATTTACACCTGATGTTACTAAATTTACTGCGTTCACATCTAACTTACCTTATTTCTATTTGTGTACCGACGATACTAACGTTTCGGGTATTGGGTCATATACTCCTGTTAATACAGGTTGGCAGACTACATCAAGTTTGACTACAGGAGGTAATTTATATCAATTACTGGCAAGTTCTAACTTCACAATACCGAGACAACAATCTGCACCGACACAATATGTTGGTGGTGGATCATTCTTGGCGTGGAATCTAAATATACCATTTAACTATACTTTATACACAAACTCAGGTGGTGGTTGTGATCAAGATTGTCAAAAAGATCAATATTACTCAACTCAAAATGGTTGGTTTAATAACACAAATGTTGGTGGTAACATTTCAGTTCTTTATTCACCTGCTTATTATCGATATGGTTTAACACCTGTGACCTTCCAATCTACTAATATAGTAATGAGGAGTGATAGGTTACCTACATCAACTAAAGTGGAAAACGGACTTCAAAATAGAACGGGATATGCATTACACCAAAATAATAACTTTACGGTTTACAATGCGAGTGGTATTGCTTCTGAACCTACAATTTCTGCCGGGTTAGATTTACCAAGTGGTGAACAACAAGATGAGGATGCATTTGTATCAGGTCTTACCGATACGTTAACTTGTGAAGGTATGGTCCCATTAGAATGTTATAGTGGTTCAGGAAGTAATGTTGGTGTTATACCGTCTAGTCAATGCTCCATTCCCGCTAACCGAATGGTTAATGGTTGTTATTGTTTGTTAAATAAAACTTATTTGGCTGAATATCCTGAAGACGCTAGATTGTTCTTAGAATGGAAAACAAGATTTACCATGAACTTTGCTGCTTGTAGAGGTATTTTTGCTCAAGTCTTCCAAAACAATTGGATTAACGGAGTACTATATATGTTCAACTTTAACAAGAGAACAACCTTCAGTTCGATCGGTAATCCTAATTATAATTATTGTGAACAAGTTATTGTGTTTAATGACCTAAATAATAGTTTTTATTATAGATCATCACCATGGAGTGGTACTAAATTTATAGGTAAAAATTCACCTTCATTTAACTCCTCAAACCCTTTCGCCGACTTCCCTGGTTTCGGATACAATAAAAAACAAATCCAATTTCCAACGACGGTGGTTGATTTAGGTCCGAGAGATGCGTTTATTAATGAGATTTGTTGTGGTGGAATAGATGGGTTTGGTGCGTATTTTGCTGACCAAATGAAAGCAACATCATACCAAGATAACTCAGACATTATTCAGTTAGGGTTTTTATCTAGAATTTTAAATGATGGTGTTAGACAAAGAATGATACCTCTTAAGGTTGGTGACGACTCAAGTGAAGGACAAGGAGTAATCCAATTCTTCAATAGTACAAGAGGTGGTTATAGAATTGATGGTGATTGGGCTCAAATGTTATCAATAAATTCTGAGTGGAAGGTATTACCATTTATTACTGAAAACGTACCAAGTAACAACTATATATTCTTTGGTGATAATGGTGCTACAGGTAATCAAATTAAACCTGTAATGGGATTATTTTTCCAAACACCAACACCTAATCTAAATTATAGAAAAATCGAATCTCCGGGAATCCAAACGTATAGTACATCACCACTTATTGAGGAAAAATTTGGTTATTCTAAGTCACAAGTTGTACCTCACTACAAATGGTCTTTAAAGACAAGTAACCCTACCTCTAATATATTTGGAACTGAAGATAACAACTGGGTTACTGATAATGTTTATAACGGAGGGTTTTTTAGTGACAAGTATCAAGAATTAGATTTTACTAATTTAAATGAGAAATATATAACTCAAAGTACAAGATTAGGTTATATCTCTAATTACGTTAACGGAATACCAACACCACAACCCTCAATTAATACAATTATACAAGGACAACCAGTTGGTACTAATCAACAAGCAATCGTTGTCGGTGCTCCTTACCACTTCTATTTTGGATTGAATAATGGTAAGACCGCAGTAGATAGATTCTATAAACTTTATGTATCAACCGCTGAATTGTAATGACCGTAGACCCAACAGAAAGAATAATATTATCTACACAGAGGTATAAGTCAGCACCAAGAACTGATCAATTTATAAATGTACCTTTAGCTCAAACTTCTAAAGATTTAGTTGAATACGATAGAAGTGTTGATTTGAATTTGGTAAATGTTTTTGAGGAAGAAAGACAATTATCTAGTATTTTCAGACCAGTTACTAAGTTTACAATTTTATTTGAAAATGGAATTTCTGGATCAACAACTTATGTCCCATACAGAGACAATCTGTACTACACAAATGCTGTCGGGAACGCTCAAGACTATTATTATCAAGGTAATCAACCATCAGTTCCACCATTACCCACTAATCAAAATGTGCCGTGGGACGGTTTACCACAATACCCTGAGTTTGATTTTATAAGAACTGATAATAGTGTCATTGGTTACACACAACCACCCAATAATCACCTTACATTTAAGAATGTTAGTGCAACAACATACAATTGGTCTCATCATATAAGTTATCCATATGCTAATGACTTTACAAAAACATTATTCACGGTTGAACCCGATTCACCTATAACATGGTCTTGGGTTGTGTCGAATGGAATACCTTATTATGTGGTTGCAGGGGCTAACCTACAAAGAAACAACATTGTTTTTAAATCCCCGATGAAACACGGATTATCGGTTGGTGAATATGTTTATTTATCTGTAAATTATAATGGTAATAGCATGTTCCAAGTAACGTCTTTAGGTGACGGAGCTTCAGGATCTGACGAATATATTTTTAATATTAGAAATGTCGGATATACAGGAACCACTTTCCAAACCAACACCCAAGGAACGTTTAGAAGAGTGGTAAACGCTGCAAATTCAGCAGATACTATAAGTCAGTACTATATCCGTAAACACAGAATAATAACTAACCCTGATTGTGCAGTTTTGGTAAACGCGGGTTTTGAAAGAAATATTTATGGTGATAAAAAGAAATGTGAAATTAAAGTTTTAACACCAAATCAAAAACAAAGAACGTCAATTAAAGAAGGTAGTAGATCTTATACTTTATCGTTTAATTGTGATATCGATATAAATGGTTTAAGAGACAATCAAAATAGACCACTTACACAACTTTTCTTCACGACAATTTGGAGAGGTTATTTTGGTTGGACAAGAAACATGAAACAAGGATGGGAATTCAACACATTTTTACAAGATAATAAACCTCAAACTTGGTGGGATCAAAATAACCCCAATTCAAATACAAATATCCCACAGGGGCAATATACTTCTTTAGTAGGTTCAGGACCTTTCTTTTATAACCAACTTTTACAATCAGGTGATACTATTGACGGAGATTTTTGCGAGTGGAATAGTTTTAATCAACTTGAGAGAGTTATATCAACATACCAACACAAGATTAAATTTAATCAAAATTGGTTCGGGATTTTTAATAATGGTTTAAATAGTACTAATCAAATTGGATACTTCTACCAACCACATAACCCAGTACAGATTGGTGCGTTTTCTGACTATATAGAAGAGGGTAGCTCAACTACTGTTGTGGGTATACCACCATACGCTTATTACTCAACAACTAACGCTTTGTTTAGATGGAGAGATCTATATCCGTATGGGTTTGTGGATACTGATGGTATTGGGGTCGATTTTCCATTTATGAATGGTGCTCACTATCCATATATTAATACGATTTTTAGAATTACACCTGAAAATTATAACATACCAAGTGATTACGCTCAAGGTAAAGTTCCACAGAACATAAACACAATTGAGGATCCATTAGTAGATGAATGCGAATAAAGTTAAAATATTAAAAACCGATTTAGATCAGTCTATTAATATCCCAATTAATATGCAATGGGATTTTACTGGTAGAGATGAGGCGATAAGTGAATACGAAACAAGTATATTACAACAAGTAATTGGTGTCGCGACAGATTTTGAAATTGCGAGGTTTGCTCACAACGTATTCCCCAATTTTGATTCTGCGATTGATTATGAGTTTTATTTTTATGATTATACCCAACCTATCACAGCAACTACTATCGGGTCATGGGATGTTTCATATTTAGATCTTGGGTTCAGTGCGGAACAAGTATATTACTATAGTAAACCATTCACAAAGTCATTCTTTAAGTTAGACCTTTTCGATAGTGATAATGAAAAGACACAACAATTGTACCTATCACTTATTTTACCGGTACAACAAGGTAGAACTGAAACGGTGATATTATCACCTTTAATTGGTCCGATCGAAATTAAAAAACCTAAGATGGTTTTGGATTATATTGGGGATAAAGAAGGATTCTTCATTTATTGGTTAAGAAGTAGAGAGATTATAAATGTTGATACTTTCTATATGACTGCAAGTTTCTTTGATGCCAGAACAGGAGTCTTCAAAAGAATGACTAATACCAAACAAGATTTGATTATACCTGACAAATTTACTTTTGATAACTCTACATATTTCTATTATAGAGTAGATTTGGATTATAACCAAAAAACATACGAAGTGTTTTCAACCCAAACCAACCTAAGAGTTGGTGATTCAACAACACCGATAAAATGGTATGAATATGTTAACCCATAATGGAATTGCAAGAATATAAGTTTATTATTTCACCCGAGAACATCAAAAGTGATCTTGTATTTGTTTCATATACGGGGGATACAGATATTACAACAATTATCGATCCTTGTTGTTTAACCGCGACAACGATTAGTGCGACAACCACAGGTACCACGGGTGTTTATTTACCTATGGATTATCTTTTATCTGGTAATACAGGTGGAACATCATTTTTAACGGGACTTTCCGTTAACATCATGTTTACTGAATCTGCGGTTGATTTTGGGTATTATACACCAACAGATGGTTTGATAATTCAGGCGGACGTATTGAATAATTTTATTGTAACGGCTAACACTCTAAACCCATATACGTTTACATTTTATAATACCTCCGATTTGGAGTTTATAAAGTTCTTACAATTATCAAAATATAGTTTAGATTGGGGTGATGGATCGCCAATACAGCCTATTTTGGGTATAACACCTTTATCACACACTTACCCAACCGCACCGAATACATATACAATTACTTTAACCGCAAGTTCACCTTGGGGTATCTCTAAGGTTGAGAAAACGGTGATCACACCATATACAAACGTTGTTATAACCAACCCTCAAGGTAGTATTACTTTCTATCCTGCAGGTGGTACTTGGACTGGCACACCGATCAGTTATGATTATATTTTTACGGGAGATTCAAACACAGATATCAACGATTATTATTCATACAATTACACTTCAGTACCATTCGTAGTCACAGGTTTCACTGAATCAACATTAAATGATTTGGCACAATATGGACCAAAAATAAATTTAGCGGGTGGTAAATATAAATTGGGTGTTCAGGTTACAGGTACAACAGGAGAGATCGGAACATATTGGGGTGTTGATCCTACAGGTCTTTATTCGGCGTACACTATTAATGGTGTAAACTATTTTGATTACGAAGATTATACAATTTATATAACCGAATCTTATGGTTTAGTACCAGGTGATTTAGTTTTAAGTGCGTTAACCAAAAACGAAGCCCTGTTAAATGTTATTGATGAACCTGAAATAATCACAAATGTATTTGTTGAACGAGGTAAATATACTGCGTTAGAAAATGTGATGAGGTTAGGGGAAGTTGATAATGTGGGTGATTTAGAAAAATACGGATACAAATATTTTAATGTTGAAAAAGTATCCACTTAACTATTTATAAAAAAGGAAAAAAGATTAAAAATGGCAACAGGTAATTACGGAACTATAAGACCATCAGATGTTAGTCCTGAAGACGTTGAAATCGTTATGGTTTATACTGAATCAAGAGACGATACTCAAAACTTCACATTAACAACCCTGAATGCTCAAGATGTGTTGAGACCATACTTCAATAATGCAGAGACAGGAGGAAGTAATGTCGAGATATTAGGTGGTTTATACAACCTAAAACTTCCTGCGGACCAATTCAATAGATTAGGTATATATACGTTAATGATTAGACCAGCACAAATCAGAACAACAATTACTGATTGTGGTGTGTTATCAGCATTACCCAATGTGAAAGGTCTTGTGATAGACCTTAATAATGTACCTGTTGAATATCGAAACAAATTCGTTAATCAAGGTTTAGTTGGTTTTAGAGTTGAGTATTTAAATCCTGATGGGACAAAAATACCTAATTTCTTTAGAATCATTACCTCATCGTTCTATTGTGAACCTGTGGTGCAAAACCTTACAAACACAATCCAAAAATCTATTAGATATGCTTATGTTGAAGGTGCGACTAATTTATTATTCTGTACTTTATCACCTTCGTCATCACCAACAAACAAACCAAGTGCAACACCATTTATAGGTCAACCAAATCAAAGTATTATTATCTCAAATACGTACTTTAATCCTATAAGTACTGAAATTGAGATCGTAGATCAAGACATCTCAACACTTGCGATTGCTCTTTACGGTAATCAAACTAAATCTATCGAAGACGGTATTTACACTATTTACGATTCTGACAATAATATCTACAAACAATACAACTTGTATGAAATTAAAGACCAGTTCAATACACTTCTTTATGAAGTTAGACAAGATCGTGGTGATAACATCGACTTTTCTAAAGCATTTAACAATATTACAGCTTAATGGCAACACAGAAATTTACTTGTCCGCCTCAAAGTAGTGCAGCAAATCAATTCTCTAACAATTTAGTTGGGGTACAACTTGTTGCGGGCGGAGGTTTGACACAAGCAAATTTCAACTTCACTACAAACATAACGGAAAAACAAAATAGAACTTTTACGATAGGTGCATTTTCAGACCCTATCAATTTGGAGTCTATTAATATTGAAACAAATGTTGAAGCTGCTGAAATTTTAGCGGCGAACTACCGAGTTTATCCTAACTACGACTTAAGTCAGGTTACTAACTTTACTCAATACGGATCCTTAGTAAAAAGGTTCTCAACCTCTATTACGAAGATCATTAATTTTTTCCCTGCCGGTTTAGAGGTACCACCTCAGACTGACAAATTTATTAATCAAGAAACCGCATTTAATATTATATACGATTCGGTGGAAGATGACACAACGTTGGAAATACACCTTTCCTCAATAAGAAACCCATTTGAAATTGATTTTTCACAAAACGCAGAAATCAATATGATGTATAATGAGAATCAGGTTTCGTCTTTGAGAAATATGAAGTTAGAGTATAAGAAATATGTTCTTTTTATTAATGGGCAACAATACCCACTTAACTATCTATACCCAACCAATAGTGATTCGACAAGTCTTAAAATAATTGTAGATGGAAACCCATTCAGTGGTAATCAAATATCATATGATTACTTAGTAATTAGACCAAACGATTTCGAAGTGAATAAAGTATTCAATTTGAACTTCGACCCCGTTGAAAATTTCCTACTTAATAGACGAATTACACCTGTATACACCGCAAAATTTGTTGTACCAAAAGAATTAGAGGATGGTACGTTTGCGATCTCAAGTGAATACGCAACATTCCCTCAAGCGGGTATTTGGAATTTAGATATCGTTACGGTTCGTTTTGATAACTACTTAGTACAAATTAATGACTTCGCTATAAACCTAGATCAGTACAATACGAACTTAATCTCAAGGTTTATGACAACAGGTGCGTTAAAAGAGTTCGACACACCAGATCAGAGATTTGAAAAATTATTACAGATATATGGTAGAAGTTTCGATGAAACAAAATCATTTATTTCAGCGTTAGGTAATATGAATAGTGTTCATTATACCATACAAAATGACATACCATCACAATTATTAAAAAACTTAGCTCAAACATTAGGTTGGGTTACTAATTTCTCACCAATCTCAAATGAGGAATTATTACAGGCAGTATTCTCAACACAACCAAATACATTTCCAGGTTTACAAATAGGACAGACACCTGAGGAGATTAACTATCAATTCTATAGAAACTTAATATTAAATTCTGCTTACCTATTTAAATCAAAGGGTACAAGAAAGTCTATTGAATGTCTTTTGAGAATGGTTGGTGCACCTGAAGCATTAATTGACTTTCATGAATATGTCTATGTTGCTGACCAACGAATTAATATGAGAGAATTTGACCAACAATACTTTCAGATTACAGGTGGTACCTTGAACCTACAAATTCCGGTATTACAAGGAGATAATACATTCTCAATACAAGGAGTTCAATATACAGGATTTACAACGGTTTCAGTTAACTCAAATGTATTAACGGTAAGAGAAGATTACCCTGTAGATGCTTTTGGATGCCCTCAAATGCCAATAGCGACCGAGACTTATTACTTCCAAATAGGGGGCGGTTGGTTCGAGTCAACTCCACAACATAGAATGCCTGAGTTTGCAGTACCAACTAACTTGGTATTCACAGGTAATAACCCTAACTATCAAACTCAACTATTACCATTTAATTATGGTGAAGAATATCTACAAAGATATAGACAATTCCCATACATGAATTTAGGATTTAAGTTGAGAAGAGTTGCCGACAACAAAAAAAGTTGGGTAGATACCGATCCATTCTTAAGAACAAGTTTTGATGGTGGATTTAATTCGTATTATGAAGCGGGTGAAGATTGTTTGGTATTGAATGTGAAAAACGTTGACATTATGATGAATCCAGCACAAGGATTAGTTTATGATGTTTGGACGATGTCAAGACAATTTAATTTCCCAATTCCTGAACAAGGTTTGTTCTACACACCACCTTCACCTTGTAATATACCAAACCCATACCCTAAGTTAGGTGGTATAGATTGGACGACAATTGTACCAAAACCAAAACAAAAAACATTCTTTGAGTTTGCTCAAACATTTTGGAGAAACATGGTTAACACAAGAAACAGACAAACTATCACAGATGGTAAGACTGGAGGTTACCCAACACTCCAATCAATTTATTGGAGATATTTAGAATCTCAAAAATTAGCGGGAATTCAAAACGATAACTTCACATATCAAACGATGATTGATTATGTGAATGGAATGGGTAATTATTGGATTAGAATGGTGGAACAAATGGTTCCGGCAACAACAATATGGAATACAGGTGTTAGATTAGAAAACTCGGTTCTTCACAGACAAAAGTATGTGTGGAGAAGACAAGAAGGATGTAAGTTTATTCCGGTACCTTGTAAACCTTGTACTCTATCAACACAGCTGTATGTACTTGATTGTCCTGTACAAGAAGTGATTTGTGGTTTGTATCCTTGGAATAATGACCCATTGATTACATCTTTTGGTGTTGTATTAAATCAAACATTACAAACATTCTTTAGTCAAAACGGACTGAACTCAACAGTTTGTTCTCTTAATACCGTTTCATCAACTTGGTATGTTGATATTAGACAGAACGGAGTTTTAATAGAACAATATGGTTTCTTTAATGGTGTTGGACCAAGCCAATTCCCAACCGACACTCAGTGGGTGGATGCTTTAGGAATAGCTTTAGGTAATTTACTAACATCAGGATATAGTTATAATATTGATGAGGATAGTGAAAATGTAGTCGTATTTAATAATAATTGTGTGCCTAATTTTGACGACTTCCAAATAAACGTAGGAATAGAATTCGAAATATTTTGTAACCAATAATGATTCAAGTATTTAACTTTAATATAACAGGAGATTGTAGTAATACAGGGAGTGGTGCGGTATCGTTTGATATTACTGGAACAACCCCAACAGTCGCACCTTTTAGTATTACAGATGCGACAGGTCAAGGGTTATTACCCTTATCTGCAGCAACATTAACATATACGGTTACAGGATTAACAGGTGGAACTTATTACGCAACGATTGCCGATTCATCTTCCGAAAAGGTAGTCCAAAACATATACATATCGACGGGTACAACCGCAACAATAGATTCTACAGCACCATCTTGTGGTTTAGATAATGGGGTTATTACAGGGTTTACAAGTGCGGTTTATGGAAACTCAACATTTGAATTATATGATGGTGATAATAACTATATTACATCGGCAATAACACCAACGACGTATTATGAATTTACAAACCTTTCTGCGGGAACTTATTATATTGTAGCAAACGATGGTGGTGGATGTACCGGTATTACATCATCTGTCATTTTAACAACATCAACAGGATTTACATTTGGTGGATATGTTGTTGATGATGCGAGTTGTATTGGTAGTGGTAGTGGTAAAATATTTATCACAGGACTTACACCTCCGGTCTCAGCATATACAATAAATTGGAGTTCAAATGTAGGGTCACAAACTGGTACCACAGTAACAGGATTGACGGGAGGTACTTATATCGTCTCAATAGAGAATCCATCGGGATGTACAGGATCTCAGTCATTTTTTGTAAATACGGTAGCACCTTTAGAGTCTGCGGGTTTTATAACAATATCACAACCAAGTTGTTTTGCGAATGACGGTGAAGTTGAGTTCCTAATTGCAAATGGTACCGCTCCTTATTTCTTTAGTGGGTCATCTGGTCAGGTTGAAATAACATTTGATACCTCGGTAACATTTACAGGATTATCATCGGGTGCTTATTCATTCTTAGTAACTGATGCTGGTTTATGTACCATTTATGATTCTGTGAGTTTAATAACACCTAATTCATTTAGTACGGTTGCAATTAATACGACAAATTCGTTCTGTTCATCAAACGATGGATCTATTCAGGTTTTAGTGGATAATGGGTTGAGTAATGTTAATAACCTCCTAACAACAATTTCAGGATCAACGGGAATACAACAAAGCGGAACAATAGGAAACCCAAACCAAACATTCAACGGACTACCTAATGGTAATTATTTGGTTACCGTGACTTCAGCGGGTTGTACATATACCGCAACAACAACCATAAGCTCTACAAATTTATATAGTGCAACAACGGCAGTTACAGGAACTACTTGCGGTAGTAATAACGGCAGAATAGAGGTTACAGTTTCAACAGGAGGTACGTTACCCTATCAATTTACTTTGACAGGACCAACAGGACCAAACCCGTCAACTATTAATAATCCTGTTGGTGTGTTCACCAACCTAAAAGGTGGTAATTATACCTTGACAGTTCAAGATTCGGGATTACCGACATGTGTCCAAAGTTTTACGATTTATGTTGATGTTAGTGATCCTGTTTATTTTAATTTATTCCCATCACAACCTTTAAATGGTAATGATGGATCAATTACAAGTTTTATTTATTCAGGAGAACCACCATTTAATTTGATTTGGAGTGGTGGAAGTATAAATGGTTACACAGGAAGTACAGTCACAGGTTTAACAGCAGACACATATAGTTTAACTTGTACTGATGCTAGTGGTTGTTCACTTACAAAATCTGTAATACTAACAGGAACTAAAAAATATGTTGATTATCGATATTATACAATTTGTGAAGAACAATTCTTTGATAGTGGATTGGTGCAGAAAAAATCAATAAGATCCATGTATTTGGAAGGTTTTAATGATCTTACAAGTGGGGATACAAATTGTATAATTAATTCTGCGGACTTCACAATATATGCCGAGGTGGGGGGACAATCGGCACAAACCGAGTTCTATACCTCAACAGGTACTACCGATTACCCAAGTGACACGGTTTGGGCTGATGCGATCGTAAATATATTAGAAGATTTTGTTGGTATTTCTGGTGTTACCGTAGATATCATATCAAATAGAATTACAATAACGGCAGCTTGTGAAGACTTAAAGAAGAATTGTGGTAATCAACCCATAAATCCATTACAAGATAGTGAAATAAAAGTTAATTTATTAATTGATTACGACATATCTTGTGTTAGTTGTAGTTAATTCATGCCTAATCAAGTAACCATATTAAGTGCGGTTGGTATTACACCACCTTTTAGTGGAACTGCCTGTGATGTTTACGGAAACAACTGTGTTTATGTTGGTAGTGGGTCAACATTCCCAACCACATTTACTTTACCATCACAATTCAATACAGCACCTGCGTTACAATTAACTATTACAGATTCTGCGGGATGTACCCTAAGTGAAACGATTTATTGTGAAGCCGAAGGTCAACCAAAACAGTTCCAAAATCTTGATTATTTCTTCTTTATGGGAGGAGACCAATATAATTTCCAATAATACAATATTTATAAGTTGATATGGCATTACTAACAGATCAAATATTAGCGACAGGAGTTTCACTTAATGATTTAATACATATTGTTATTACGGGTGATACCTCACAAAATCCTGCCGGTTCATCGTATAAAGCAACTATTCAACAAGTCGCAACTGCAATTGGTGGTAAAACTGGAACTAGTGGTACTTCGGGTACAAGCGGAACTTCAGGAAATAGTGGATCTTCAGGGTCTTCAGGTACTAGCGGAATAAATGGTACAAGTGGTACGTCTGGAACAGATGGAACTTCAGGTACAGACGGAACTAGCGGAACAGATGGAACTTCAGGTACAGACGGAACTAGCGGAACAGATGGATCTTCAGGAACTAGCGGAACTTCGGGTACTAGCGGAACAGATGGAACTAGTGGAACAGACGGAACTTCAGGATCGAGCGGTTCTTCAGGGACTAGCGGAACAGATGGATCTTCAGGTACTAGCGGAACTTCAGGGACTAGCGGAATAGATGGAACTAGCGGAACAGATGGGACTAGCGGAACAGATGGAACTTCAGGAACAAATGGGACTAGCGGAACAGACGGAACTTCAGGAACAAATGGGACTAGCGGAACAGACGGAACTTCAGGATCGAGCGGTTCTTCAGGGACTAGCGGAACAGATGGATCTTCAGGTACTAGCGGAACTTCAGGGACTAGCGGAACAGATGGGACTAGCGGAACAAATGGGACTTCAGGAACAAATGGGACTAGCGGAACAAATGGGACTAGCGGAACATCTGGTACGGATGGATCTTCAGGGACTAGTGGAACATCTGGATCAAGTGGTAATCCATTAACGGTATATGACTCATCATCAGGAGTAACAGTAACAAATGTTACTGGAATGACTTTCAGTGGATCATCAGTTGTTGCAAACGGACAGAATGTAATTATTACAATGACAGGGTCAACCGGTACATCCGGATCAAGCGGTACTAGCGGAAACTCAGGTTCTTCAGGTTCTTCAGGAACATCTGGATTAAGCGGTACATCTGGTTCGTCAGGAACTAGCGGTAATAGCGGAAGTTCAGGAACATCAGGATCAAGCGGTTCTTCAGGAACATCAGGATCAAGCGGTTCTTCAGGAACATCAGGATCAAGCGGTTCTTCAGGAACTTCAGGTTCGAGTGGTACTAGCGGTGCAATCGGAAAAGATGGTAATGATGGATCAAATTCTGGTAGGTGGATTTACCAATCATCAGCAACAACAACACCATCAATTGCTAACTTCTCAACTGATTCAGACTCCGTTGGTTTTGTATCTAATATTTACATTAACGATGAGTCAATAAATACTGTTGACTATACTTCATGGTTAGCCGGTATTGATACAATACAAGCAACAGGAAGACCTGTTTATTTACAAATTACTCAACTTGGTAATAATAGTATTATTGGTATATGGACCGTAGGTACAATTGGTGTAATCGGTACTGTGTATAGTTTTGGTTCACTTAGTCCTGTTGTAACTAACGGAACTTTTAGTGTGGGTGCAACATATACAATATCTTGGGTTTACGATGGTGTTAGTGGAAGTTCAGGTAGTTCAGGTACAAGTGGGTCATCAGGATCATCTGGAACTAGCGGAACTTCGGTTATTGTACCAGGATCAAACAACGAAATACTCACCTCAAACGGAGCTGGTGGTATTGTTGCGGAAAACTTAGCGACTTTTGATGGTACGACTTTAGCTTTAAATAAAAACAGCACGTCACCTAACATTACCTTAACTGATTCTGGATCAACATCTAATGATGTTTATATTAGGTTTTCACCAACAGCAACAACCGCAACATATGCGGTAGGTATCGATAAGAGTGACGGCAACACATATAAAATTACATATGGGTCGAATGTAACACCAAGTACCGGTAGTGCAAGATTAGAAATAACTTCAGGTGGTACAGTAAACATACCAACAAACAGTAACAACACTATATTCAATATAGGAACTGCGGAACAAGTTGGTGTCTATGCGACTACAACATCATCAGGGTTTAGATTTTATAATGGTTCCAGTAATATGGATCAATATAGTTCGATCATACAATACGATAATTTTTCCGAATACACGACAAACGTAGGTAATACAAATAGTGCGGCTATTTCATACTTTACAAATATGGCATTGTCCGGTGAAACAAACTTTGGTTGTAATGCGGGGATTCCTGATATGACTCTTTTTAACTCGGGATCAACGAGTAACTTCATAATAGGTGGTGCTGGTTTATACGTTAGATATAATTTAAGTGTTGATGGGAAAGTGAGGGTTGGAACTCAAGGTTCTGGAACTGGAACTGCAAATGTTTATAGAGACCCAACAACAGGTATTTTAGGTCCAATTTCTTCTGACGTTAGATTAAAAACAAATATAACACAAATATCGGGAGCAACAGATATTATTTCTAATTTGAGAGGAGTTTACTTTAATTGGGTGAGTAATGAAGATTTTATAATAAGCGATGAATCCAAACAAGTTGGTTTGATTGCTCAAGAAGTTGATCAGTATTTTCCTGAGGCGGTTACACCTAATGGTGTTAAAGATTATAAATCTGTTAAATATGGTGAAATGGTTTCATTACTTATTGAGGGTTTTAAAGAACAGAATGAAGTAATAAAATCTTTAC